CTTCTGGGAATTTTAATTGATTTTTTCTATATGGTAACTTTTATGAAATGTTGTTTTTTCATTTTTTTTACAGACACTATTTATCATAAACTATGTCTATTATTGCTCTTCATCTGAGTGTAAATCATTTAATAATTGTCTCAATTTGGCCCCTTCAACTGTGGCTTTAACTTTACCTATATCGTTTCCTTTTGTAGGATCGATAGTAATATTTTTGTTACTATCATTAATAATTTTACTTTTTTGTTTTAAAGAATCGTACATTGCTGTTGCTGGTTTTTTAAATTGTGAATGATCGCCTTCCTCTTCGAGTAAATCTTTTATTCTAAGAGTATCTAAATCAAATTCTAAATCCACTTTTTGTCCCACACCGCTTGAACTTCTTGTTTTCATAAACTGTATTTGATAACGTCCACGCTCTTTCATTGCACGACTTGTAAAGATACCAATCACGTTATCTGCTGTTTGAATCTTACTCAACCCGCCCGAAATATGTGAATGGTCAAACTCGATTTCTTCAACCGATGCTCTATTCAATTGTGATGCCGTTACCATGATCATCTGAGATTCAGTTGCGAAATTTCTAAGTTCTTCCGATACATATTTGTCTTTTATAAAAAGATCTGCAGGACTGATACGTTTACTTTTAGGCATCATCAGATCCAAATAATCAATCAATATACAATCAAATTTCTTTTTATTTTTCAATTCAAGTTCTTTGAGATACGCTTTAATGTCATTTACGTTACTGCCACTTGGTAGATATTTTATCTGTAAAGCACCGGATTTTTTCTCAATCATTTTTACTTTCATTTCCACGTTGTCAATTTCTGGAAATATTCTTCTTGTTGCTATGCCAGACATCATGGCATCGAGTCTCATTGCCACCAATGATTCACTTAATTCAAATGAAAGATAGCAAGTATTCAACCCGGCAGTTGCCCAATTCACAGCAAGATTCTGTAGGAAAATAGATTTACCTGCACCCGATCCTCCAGCAAAAATGTTTAATTCTCCTTTATTAAATCCGCCAAACAATTTTTTATCTACGTTTATCCATCCTGTGCTAACCTGTCCGTTGGCACTCTTAAGATCCTCTAATCTTCTTTTAGGGTTTTCAAAATAGTTTGTTCCTAGATCTTTAGTAAGACTTATACTAACAGCCGCTTTGATCTTGTCTTCTACTGGATTATAATCTCCCTTTTCGAGCAAATCTGCAGACTCCAATATTGCTCTCTCCATTGATTTGTGCCTAGAAAATGTTTCAAATTCATCTAGTAGCCAATTAAAATGTGCCGGATCTAGATCCTTTGCAGTTTTTAATTTTGTATCATGTACAGCATTAATTTGTTCAACGTCGGGCATGACTTTATATTCATCGACATAATCCTTAACAAATTTTGCAATTGGTTGTAGTTTCCTGTCAAAATTTGCAGGTTCAAAAATATTTTGTGCCCTAGCAAATGATTCAGCATCTGCCATTAGCATTTCTAAATAAAGTTTTTGTACGTCAAATGTATATTCAGCCATTTATTTTTCTTTTTAAATCGATCTTAAGTTTATTAGTTTCTGTTCCTTTTAGTATCGACTGTATTGTATATAATCTTCCATATTGTAACACAGATTCGGCCACATCATCAACTCCTTTTTGCCATTCTGGAAAAGATACAGACCACCCAAACTCTATTGCTTGGTCTATTAGTTTTTCTCCGGCTTTGTCTTGATCCGGCACTACAATTACCTGTCTATTCAAACTGTTTATAATATCTTTCTGCGTATCATTGACCTCTGAACCTAAAATGCTCACACCCGAAACAGTGATAGCATCAAAAGGACCTTCGGTTACAATCACAAACTTTCTTTTCCAATCCTGGACATCTATGTTAAACACATAACCCGGTTGTGTTTCTGTCCAATATTTAACTTCCTTGTTTCTTGTATCAAAAATTCTTCCTGTGTGTCCTACTATATTATTTTTCCAATAAAAAGGCACAATTACTCTTCTATGGAAATCTCCTGTTTGATCCGGACTATAATAAAATTTATACCAATCGGGAGAAATACCTCTTTTTTTTAAGTAGTTCAATAATTGATCAATTTTTTTATATTGAACTTCTGTTAGATCTTTTGCAATATATTTTTCCAACCAATAATCTAGTGTGTGTGAATTTTTTGGCAACGTCTTGATAGCAAAATTTATATTTTTTTTTGTTTCAAATGTATTGCCGGATTCTTCATAACGCATGGCCTCTATTGATAATTTTCTTATAGTTTCTTCACTAATTCCTAACCAGCTCATGAGTTGTCTTGTTTTCGCATTGAGTTTTCTTCCAACAACATACGAAGTTTTATAACCACAATTAAAACAATGATAACTTAAAGTACCGTCGGCAGAAGTCATGATGCCTCCACGTTTTCTTTTATCAGCACCTGTGCCGTTGTGTATACAACACGGAGCATTAAAAGATAACCAACCAGAGGGTGTTTTTTTCTTTCCGCTAGGAAGCGAATTCAGAATAGTAGACTGAATTAAATTCATATTCTACATTTTACTGTCTATATAAGATTTTGTCAATCACACCGTTGTTACTGCCGGTGTTTTGCCAACTGAATCTGATGTTTTCCCAAACTCCAATGAAATTAAAGTATTTGACTCCAGTTGAATTGGTAAATGTAATTGGGTTGGTTTGATCAGTTGCTGTGATGTCTGCGAAGTCCGAGTCTTGTACTGCTGTTGTGACCAATGTGCCTTGTATCTTAAATGTTCCAGTAAATCCGTTGGTATAAACAGCGATCGTGTGCAAAGAGTTATTACCATTTTGACTAGACTTACCGTCGATGTAAGCAGATGTTTTTGAATATGGTCCTGTTGTTACAGGCCATGTAATTGTTTCATTGCTAGGCACAAATTTTGGAAATGCACCGTCTAGTATCTCAAGTGTCCCTTCAGAATTATATGAGGTATTAGCATAGGTCACAGTATAAGTCACAGTAGAATCATCTCCTATTGCAATTTCTCTAATACTGTAATTGTAAAATCCCGGCTCTAGATCTAATAAATCTCCGTCGGTTAATGTTACTGTTGCTTTTCCTCTCGTGCTAACAGTTGATCCGTCGTCTACAAGTGTTAATGTTTTTTTAATGACTGATCTGTCGTTTTTTGTGTCGATCAGATCAAATTCAAATTCTTTGGTCGTAATGCTTTGTACTGCTTGATCTTCGTTTTTGAATACAAATGTTATTGGATTTGATACACCTTTATACACTTTTAGACGTCTATCGTACACTTTTGAGTTCCTTCCATTATAACCATTAATGTAGGCTATTACCACATTGTTTATTAAATACCTTGTAACTGTTTGCATAACACATATTTAACAGTATTTATTGAAACATATGAATGAAATTTTTGAAACATTAAGAAAGAAATTTCCATTTTTATCTCTTATACGAAAGGGAGATATGGAGTTTGTGGGGATCGTGCAAAACCAAGATAATCAAGTGACCAGTTTTTATGATTATGGTAGAATCATGTCTCCAGAAGATAAAATGGATTTTTTGAAATATGGTGAAATATGGTGGTGGGAATCAAATAGAAAAATACCTATTAACATATTTTTAAAAAAAGATTTCCAATACTTTAGATCTACACTGGTAACACTTACCACTAAAGATATCGAAGTTGTACACGGTCCTGTGCTTAGGCTCGATGAGATATCTAAAAAACGAATTAAAAGAAGAACAATTCAATTAATGAGAAGACCTAGTTAGGTTTTTTCTCAATGTATTTCAAGTAATATATAGTCAGTGGATTATTTGGCTGATACGAACTATACTCTATCGATGTTTGTTGATTTCTTTTTTTTGATTTTTTAAGTTTTTTCTTTTTCTGATGGTGCATCAAAAATGTATTTATCAGTTGAAATTAAATTCATCTGCACAACTATCAACTGAGCATAAGCAATCGCATGAGATTTTTTAAAAAAATAACTACCGTCTGTTGGACGTGTCCAGACCTCGGTTAATATCGTGTTCCAGTCTTTATACATCAATCCTCTTTTTGCTGGTCTTATAATTGCCAATACAGCCGCAAGTTGTTCAATATTTTTAGGCTCAAGTTTTGAGACAATGTCAAAATGTCCGTTCAAATGGAACAATTGATTTACAACATTTATATCTAATAACATATTCCAGTCGGGCTCTGTCAACATTAATTCAATTAAGTGTTCTTCGGATTTAACTTTTTCGTAAACACTAACATTTAAACAATCAATCTTAAAATATTTTCTATCTTCTGCTCTTTTATAATCTAAACTACAAAAACCTCTCAACGGGTCAACCGGAGCATCGTGAAAATATATTCCCGTTTTATGTTTCTCGGCATTTTCTTTTTTTATTATAGAAGCCGGAATGTGTTTGAATAACTTCAACGCATTTTCTCTATCAAAAAAATCTATATCTACATCAGGCATTAGTGTAATTTTCCTTTATTATAATCGTTAAACTTTTCTTTGATCCCGGGTTTAAGTAAATCTAAAACTTGTAACATTTTTTTATAACCTTTGCTGTGTTGAGTTTCTTGATTCATTTCGGGTAAAATTACTTTGCCTACCGACCCGTCGGCTTTTATTACAACAACACTGTCGCCCGCTTCAATATCTAAATGATCATCAATAGCAATATCTACTTTACTCAATTCTTGCCTCCTTGGCTGTTTCGTTTACAAAAATTGCATCGGCCGGATTTGATCTAAATTTGTTAGACCAAAATTCGGGATTTATAAATCGTTGCACCATTTGTAATTGTTCATCCGAAAAAGATTTCAACATTTTTTTACCCGCAGGACATCCGAGGATCAACCATGGAGATATACTGCCTTTTTGTATATGTGAAACTGCTCTATTGGTACTAACTAAACGAAAATAATCTGCCCATTGTACTTTTTGTTCGTCGGCCCATTCCATCATTGTTTTAATAGATCTTTGTAGAGCAGATTCTAAAGGTTCTGTTTTTAAAGTTTCAATCAAGTAAGATTCATATAGTTCATCTCTTGCCCAATGATCTAATTTAACTTTTGATCTTACAATAAAATCTATATATTTGTCTGGATATAAAGGATTGATGTACATAAGATATCTACCAAATTTTACAAATGCATTATAATAGGACGAGTCACAAAATTGTTTATATGTTTTTGGCTTTCCGGTATTTTGATGAACTTCATAAAATTTTTGAAAAACAAGGAATCCATTTTTAACCCATTTTTCGTCCTTTTGTAAATGTCTTCTTTTGGGTTCGCATACATGAACTTGTAATGTTCTTTCTTTTTGAAAAGTTTTATTACAGTATGTACAAGTATTAAGATTGTTTTCCATATGATTCTAATATTTCTTCGAGCTCGGCATCGGTTAATATCTTGTCAAGAGTTTCAATATCGTCTTCCTTCATATGAGGATATATTTCTAATAGTTGTTGCATACTTTTATTAACTGTCTTCTTCATTGGTTTGACCCATGGATGAAACTGTTGTTTTAATCCACCGCACATGGCAGTCAATATCCAGCAGAGTTTTTTGTGTTTGCTGGACAACGTAAAAAGATGTTTGTTAACACACTCGTTAATCATCTCAACATAGTGTTCTTGATAAAATTTATCGCCGGATACAGAACTAGCATATCTCATGATCATATATGGAGAATATAAACTTTTTTCTTTATCATCGATACGATCATAATAATCCTTATTACGAAAATCAACGGCTTTCATGCCATTCCTGAGCTCAAAAAATTTTCTATTTTTTTCTTTTACCATACCGATCCATAATCCAGTTGTTCAGACTGTCTTGATATATCTTTAACAAAATAAGCACACTTGGGATCCTTGCCGTCCTCCAACGGAACTGCTAATATCTGTCCTGATTTTAACTTTGGAAAGTACCATTTTACTTCTTGATAGATATCTTCTATATCAACTAGCATAAACTCGGGTTTGGCACTAGTCATGGGATTAAACACAAATGCTTCAAAGCCTCTATCATTTAAACTAGTGATAGGCATAACAAATAATTCGCCTTCCTCTGGATCACCTACAATCATTTTCCAATCTAACGGCATTTTGATCTTGTAGTTTCCGATAGACAAAACAGCCGCCGGAGCATTAAAAGATTCTAAAAAAATTAAAGGCACATAAAAATAATCTGGATCAGCAGGATTGCTATTATCTAAAACTGCAAATCTCAAATTATCGTCAACATACTCTGGTATTTTTTCTAAGGTATATGTTCTATTTTCTAATGTAAGGATTTTCATAATTTATTTTATCTATATTATAAGGGTAATTTGCCTCTTTGTAAAACTTTTTTCTTTCAGTTAAATGTCTTTTTGCAAATTTACACGAACTGGTTATATCCCAGATTTGTACTGAATCTTTATCTTCGGCTTTTCTTATTCCTCGTCCTATCGATTGTATTACTCTGACAAACGATTTACCAGGTTCTATAAGAACCAAATTAAAAATACGAGGGATATTAATGCCAACGCTGGCAACTCCATATGTGGCAATAATAATTTTATTTGTTGCAGTAGATACTTCATCATAGTGTTCCTTTCTATCTATATTTTTTGTTGCTCCCGAAATAAAAGTTGATCCTTTCAATTTTTTTTCTAAAATCTCTCCAGCAGATATTCTATCAACTAAAATTAATGTATTACCTGAACTTGCTATACTGTCAACAGTTTTAGCAATCCATTCCATTCGTGTTTCATCTGTTGTCAGCCATTTTAATTCTTCTTGATAATTTTTAAATGCAGGATGATCTTGTGTTTGTAAAATATTTACATCACATTTTGCTAACACTCCTTTATCTTGTAATTCTTTGGCGGGTATTTTATTTACAACTTCACCAATTGAACATTTTAATCCATAAAATTCAAAATCTGCTTTAGGCACTGTTCCTGTGAGACCCCAACGTATACCACAATGAGCAAATGGTCCCGTCAACATTCTTTTTAAAACATCGGCCTTGGCCATATGTACCTCGTCAACTATAATTGTATTGACATTTTGTATTGCTTCTAAAAATTCAGTAGAGTGATCGTCTTTACTTCTTTTTTCTAGCACATTAAGAGATTGCCAAGTGGCTATTGTGTTTTGTCTTCCTAGTTCTTTGCGATCTCCATAATAAACTCCCACATCTAAATTACAAGCAAGAAAATCGTCCTCGGTTTGTGTTACTAAACTTTTATTTGGAACTATTGTTAATGTTCTTCCGTAATCTTCGACTAGTTTACATAGTGCGGCAGTGATAATTGTTTTACCTGCACCAGTGGCAACTTCTTGTATACACTGAGGATTTTCTAAAAATTTATTAATTATTTCGACTTGATAGTCTCGTAATTCTATCGGTTGTCCTCCACACGGATGATTTGTGGGCCAAGTAATATCACTTAAATAATTTTTGTCTATCAGTTTAAATTCAAAATTATGATTTTCACGCTCGTCGTTAAGGTCGACATAAACATTATGTTCTTCAAGTATTGGTAAAATTTGAGGCACTAATGCTAGATAACTGGTACCTCCCAAACCAAAAAAACTAACTTTTCCATCCCATCTTCCTAATTTCACTGCCGGTAGATGACGGGCATACGGAATCTCAAATTTAAATTTATTGTGTAATTTTTTACGAAACTCTAATGATAAATCTTCAAATTTAACATTCACTTCATCCTTAATTACTAATTTACATGAACTCATAATTGTTTTATATCAGTTTTAAAAACTTGGTTTTGTACTAATATAATACAATCTTTTTGGAAGGTTATCAACCATTCTCTTAATAGATTCCGACGATGTTGGCCAAAATACGGTATCTTGTAAAGCAAAACTACATTTTATTTTTACTTTTGATTTGATTAGTGTTCTTGGTATTCTGTTTCGAATGATTATAATTTTGGTATTTTTGTCTATGTATTTTGATGCCTTGGATTCTAACACTATATTAAACCATCTATCCTGCATCGACATTCTATCGCTCAATGATGTATCTTTACCATAAATGTAATCCGGGTCTCCAGCATACACAAAATCTTTTTCTCTTTGTGAATTATAAACATCTGGCGGATCTTCTAGTGTTACTCCCCAGGCTATTTCATTTCTATCATAGTTCATTTTATTAAATGCTTCATACCAT